TTTAACTGATTTCAATAAAAACGTGGGACTTAAAGATTACGATAGATTTAGAAATAGAACTACTCTGGGCAAAATGTATTTTTTTAATTATGATCCTAAGAACAAATCTACATTACCATACTACGATAGATTTCCTCTGATATTTAAAGTACAGAACTCAGCAGGTGGATTTGAAGGATTAAATTTACATTATCTACCACATAGACTTAGAGCTAAACTGATGGACGCTTTATACGAAACTGCATCAAATAAAAGATATGACGAATCAACAAGATTAGGTTTATCTTACGGACTACTGCGTTCTGCATCTAAATATAAAGAGTTTAAACCAACATATAAAAAATACTTGAGTAAAAATGTTCGTTCAAGATTTATTGAGATTAACGCTTCAGAATGGGATATAGCATTATTTTTACCCGTTGAGAGATTTGAAAAAGCAAGTAAGGGTAAAGTATGGGGAGATAGTAGACGTGCCATTTAACGTGCAAAATTTTACTGCATCATTAAGCAAAACTGGTGTAGCACACGCATCACATTTTGAAGTGCAAGTAACTGGGCCACCAAGTTCAGGTATAGAAGAAAATATGATGTTTCGTGCAAGAACTGTTGACATTCCTGGTAGAGGTATAGCAACGACAGAATATAGAATATATGGCCCACTTAGAAAGATACCATATGGAGCTGTATACACTGATGTTGGTGTCACATTTTTGTTAAGTGAAGATTTACAAGAGAAAAAATATTTTGAAGAATGGCATGATAAAATAATAAACACTGGTGCTTTTGGTTCTAGTACAGCATCACATAACGTAAACTATTACAGCGACTATATAGGTAGTGTTACAATTAGACAATTTGGCGGTGAAGGTGAATTAATGTCTGTTCACACATTACAAGAAGCGTATCCTATAACGATAGCACCACTACAAATGGATTGGAGTTCAGGTGAACTCATGCAACTAGGTGTATCATTTGCTTATAGAGATTATAAAGTAGTATTTAATAATGCAAGTCAACCAGGATTAGGGACATCATTCGGTTTCTCATTTGGTAAAGATGGACTTGGATTATCAGCAAGCATACCTGGACTAGGTAACATATCAGCAACATCAGGATTAGGAATAGTAGGTTCACTACAAACACCATTTGGATTGATAAGAAAATTATAATTGAGGAGTTATTATGGCTTTACCAGCACTCTCGTCTCCAGAGTTTATGACGGAGATACCATCAACAAAACAAAAGATTAAATTTAGGCCTTTTCTTGTAAAAGAAGAAAAGATTTTATATATGGCATTAGAAGGACAAGATCCAATTGAAATAACAAATGCTATACAGAATACATTAGAAAGCTGTATCTTAACTGAAGGTGTAGATGTCGCAAAATTAGCTACTTTTGATATTGAACATTTATTCTTACAACTGAGAGGTAAATCTGTAGGTGAAGAAGTAGAGATAGTATTGCGACATAAAGAAGGTGATTGTAAAGAGTCTGTAAATCTATCTATTAACTTAGATGAAATTAAAGTTAAGGGTGATATCACAGATGGTAAGATAATGATTAATGATAAAATTGGTGTCAAAATGAGATATCCATCTTTTAGCGACACTTCGAAAATAACAGACGTAGATAGTGCTGAGGGCGTTTTTGGAGCCCTGGCAGTGCTTATAGAATATATCTATGACAAAGAGACTGTATATAATGATTTTGACAAAACTGAGATGGTTAATTGGTTAGGAAATTTAAATCAAGAGCAATTTAAAAAGCTTACTGATTATATTCAAAATGTACCTAAACTAAGTCATGAAGTTGAGTGGACATGTAATGTATGTAAAAAGAAAGAAACTATACTGCTGGAGGGCCTACAAAGTTTTTTTACCTAGGGTTGATACACGATTCGCTAAGTAATTACTATCAACTCAATTTTGCACTTATGCACCATCATAAATACTCTTTGACTGAATTAGAGAATATGATTCCTTTTGAACGTGACATCTATATTGCATTGCTAAAACAACATTTAGAGGAAGAAGAAGAAAGAAGGAAAAATAGAAAATGACAGCGAAGAAGTTAGAAAAAGATTCGAAATATAATAAGATGGATTCTAATCAAGATGGCGTTGTATCAGACGCTGAGATTGATAATTGGCAACAGACAGAAGAAGTGAAAAGATTGAACAGAAAACAAATGCATCAACGAAACATGGCTTGGGTTGCACTGGGTTCTATGTTAGTGTTTACTATAATTATGTTTTCACCTCTTATACCAGATTCTAGAATACAATTACTTACAGATGTATCAAATCTCTTTTACTTAGCACAAGCAGGTATCGTAGGTGCTTTTATGGGATTTGCCGCTTTCGATAAGTCAGGAATGAAGAAGTAATGTTACCTCCAGTAAATCAATCAAGAGCCGCAACTGCAAGTAGTGAAGCATCATCTAGTGGTGGTTTATTAAATCTTAACATTGCTCAAGGACAGATTGCACTTAATACTCTAGAGTCAAACAGTCTATTAAATGCTGTTGGTAAAACTTTAGAAGAAATATTACAAGTATTTACCGATGCTGAAAGACAAAGACAAGCAGACGCATTTAAGCAACTTGAGGATAGTAGAGAAGAAAAAAGAGCAAGTAGATTTGAAGAAACTAAAGCTAAGAAAACTGATGATCCAGAAGAAATGGGTTTTGCAGATTACTTAGGTATTGGTGCTATGATTGCAGGTGTATCTGCTATAGCTGGAGCTTTTGTAGGACTCAGAGGCTGGGAAGGCGCTTTAGTCAAACAGTTGAATAATGTATTTAAAGTTAGTGAAACAATAAGAATAGGTTCAGTAAAACTTAGAAACGCTTTGTTGAGAAGTATAGGATTTACACCTGTAGGAGAAATGACTAGAGATGTTAAGGGTAGATTTGTTGCTATAAATCAAAAGCCTATCTCAACGCAGATATTTAATGCTTTAGGAAAACTTAGAGATGCTATATTAGCACCATTTAAAGCATTAGCATCTCCTGGTGGACTAAATTTAAAAGCTATTCCTGGAGTTGGTTTACTTATAACAATTAAAGATACGTTGACAAAAGTTGGTACAAATATTGGAACTGTTCTAAGTCCTATTTTCAATACTCTTGGCAGTGTAATATCAGGTGCTAAAAATTTTCTTGCAGGGCCAATATTTCAAGTTATCGGTAAGATTGGACAAGGTGCTGGTGGTATTTTGAGAGTGTTTGGTAATATATTTAAACCCATTGGTTTTGTATTTTCATTTGCTGATGGTGTTAGAGAGTTTATGAAAACAGAAGGTAATATATTTCAAAAACTAAATGCTGGTGCTTCTAAATTCTTAGCAGACTTTATTGGCGCACCACTTGACTTATTGTTTATAAAGTTACCAGCTAAAGTTTTAAAAATGATAGGTTTAGATAGTGTAGCAGAAGTGTTAGAAAAGTTTTCTTTTGAAGAAACATTGTTTAGTATATTTAAGTTTCCTGGTGAAGTGATAAGTGGATTTTTTACTGCGGTTAAAAAACTATTTGCTGGCGATGGAAAAGGTGCGTTAGAAGCAGTGTTAAAACCATTTCAAGGAATTATTAATCTTCTGAAATCTATTGTTCAAGGCGTAATAAACATGATTCGAAAGATACCAGGTATGGGCGGATTCTTAGAAGATGAGCAAGGTAAATTAGAAGCAGAAGCAAGAGAGGCCGCAGACGAAAGAGAACGAGTCATTCAGAGACAGTTAGAAATAGCAAAGACAGAAGAAGAGAATGTAAAAAAGATACAAGAACTAAAAGAAAGAATAGAAAGATCCTTAGCTGGTGAAAACGAGTTTCTAGGTTTTGAGTCTGGTGGACAACAATCAGCAAGAAATCAGATAGCTTTTTTACAAAATCAAATAGAAATAAACAAAAAGCTTAAAGCACAAAACGAACAAATAATCGCAAATCTAAGAAATAAAGAAGCAAAACTAGAAAAGAAAATAGCTGAGACAGACTTCGAAGGTGTTAGTGGACAAACTGGTTCTGGTAATGGTAGTGCAGACATGGTAAATGCATTAGCTAATTTTTCTGGTGATGGTTTCGGCGGTAATGGTTTTATCGATAATTCTAATACAGATAATAGTCAATACACTAGTGTAAATAGTGAGACATATCAAGCTGGTTCTTTAAGAACAGATCCAGTAGATGGATATAAAAACTACAATACATAAAAAAAAGGGCGCCCGAAGACGCCCTAGTGTAAGAGAGAAAAAGAAAGATTAATCTTCTTCTGCTAGTTTCTCAAAGAATGATAAGTTCTCATCATCGCTATCTGAAGATTCAATCTTTGGCGCTGATGCTTCTTTTTGCACAGGCATTTCAACTACATTTTCTTCAGCACTCATTACTGAAGGAGCAGTAGCAGTAGCACCAGCTAAACCTAATACCATGTCAAGCTTTGTTTGTAACTCGGCATAAGTTTTAAAGTTCTTTCTATCAAGAAACTCTTGAAGAGAGAACATAGATTCGTAAACTGTTTCCAATTTACTATCATCACCATCTTCTAGTGCTGATACTTCGGCAAACTCAGACTTATCATAATTACGATAGCCTTCAACATTACGAATTTTTAATTTCAAGTCTGCACCTTCCCAGAAGTCAAATGGGTTAGTAGCAGTTTCATCTTCAAATTCAGGATTCATTTTCTCATTCAGTTTGTCGAATATTTTCTTTCCAAACTTATAGAGTCTAACTTGTCCTTCGTTCTCTGGATTTGCAGGATCTTTTACTACATAGATATTCGCTATGTAAGAAAGTCTTCTTTTTTGTTTACGTGCTTGTTCTTTACCAGCTTCCGTACCATTGTTCCATAATGTAGAGTTATATTCACTCACTGGATCTTTCTCATTGAAAGTTGTTAGTGAATTTTCAATATACCATTTACCAGCTGGCCCTTGAAACCCGTGTGAGAACACACGAACCCAAGGTAAGTCTTCACCTTTTGGTTCTGGTAAGAAACGAATAACTGCATAGCCATTACCAGCTTTATCAACAGATGGAGTCCAGAAACGATTATCTTCGTTTGAACCCTCTGATGGTGCATTTATTTTTGCTGTTTCGGTGACTAACTTGCTCAAAGAATTTGAGCGAGATTTTTTAAGTGCGGCGAATGATGTTGCCATTTCGTATCTCCTGTATATATGTGTATTTAATTTTGTCCACTCGAATCATAATATAATGTATCTAATATAACATAACAAACTAGTATTTGTCAAGCACCTAATTTAAATTTATCTTTAGGACGTGAATAACTCTGATGACTTGCTGTGCTAGAGTTGATATACGCTTGATGTGACATATACTCTCCATATTTAGTTCTCCACTCTATCTCACTTTCTAAATTCTTGATACGTTCTTTCATAGTCTCAACTTCCGAACGTAACTCTTTAAGTTCGCCGACATATTTTTCTACTTCAAGATTCATTTGAAAACCTCCAATATAGTTTGTTTACATTTAGTTTCGTCTACACTGACATAACTATACATGAATGGAGTATATTTGTTTAGTACAAAAATAAAATCGTTAAGCATAGCGTTTTCTTGTTTACTCCAAACACCACTATAGTTAATCAATTTGTTTAATACTACTAGAGTATTTATATTAATCTTCTCTCTTAGATAAAGCTTAAATGCAAAAGGGTGTACTTCACCATCAGTACCAGTCATGAATAAAGAATCAAACTGTGAATGATATTCTCTAAGAGTTTGTATATCTTCTTTGAACTGATAGTTAAATGATTCTATATTCTTTTGCCACTTCTTGTGATTCATCATTGCACGTCCTTGTGATATACCTAAGATATAATCTTCGTCTTGAATAAAATTAGCAACAAGGTATTGTATAAATTTTTCTCTGTTGTAAATACGTGCTAACTTTTCAAACTGATAATGATCTCTACGTGTACGAAATTTATCT